TGCTGTGGGATGCGGCGAAGCGCTTGCATCAAGCGATGGGTGACATGGAAGAGCTGATCGCCGAGCGGAACGGGTTGTAGAAACAGAGTTGTCCCAAGCGAGGATGAAATGAACAAGCAACAATACCTAAACTCTCACAGACTGATCCGCCTGCTGCGATACGAACAGCAACTCGAAAGCGTGTTCCATTACCCAATTGGTTTTGACTGTCCTTGTGACGGTGGCAGTTGTGAATGGTGTGAAGATGAAAGCGCAGAGCGCACAGCTGCTTATGAAGCATTGACACTGGTCAAGGCTGAGATTTCTAAGCTCATGCCATTGATTGACCGTGAGCAATTGCCAGCAGTCGCAGCGACTCTCAAGCCTAACTATAAGGTGTACCTCTGGTACTGCGAATTAGGAGAGTTCTTCCAAAGCGCGATCATCAAACGCTTGCAGCGTGGCGAACGTGGTATGTCGGCATGGGACAAGAAAACTCTGTTTGATTGGTGGATGGACACGATCAAAGAGCGCCGCCAAAAGGATGAGTTAGTGTCAAGCAATGTGCGAGATTTGGAACACGCGCTAACACATCGCCGCGCCGATCTACGCTGGTTATAGAAAGTGCCTTGAGTAAAGCTATGGAAATTGTCTACATACGTGGCGGAGATAAACACGCGCCCGAAGTCGCAAAAGCGGCGGGGATGCATTACGGCATGCGCCACGATTACAAGCCCTATAGTGATGTGTGGATGATCGACATCAAGTGGACTAAGTATGACTGGCGTCAGTACCTTGACATCGTTCGCCAGCACGCGCCCATGATGGCACTTGCGCCCGACTATGAATGGGCTTGGCAGTGGACAGCCCTTAGCCGCCAGATTGAGGATCTACGGCAGATCGTGTCTCATGTGCTGGTATGCCCGAAATTCGTGGGCGCGGTTCGTCACATCCCGCTTGATTGCATTGTAGCCGTGTCTGTACCTGCGCCCAGCTATGCGGGCTTTTTGCCCGACCTGCGCGAGCTAACCGGGCGAAAGATCCATTTGCTGGGCGGACGGCCTGAGACTCAAGCTGATCTCATTCGCAAGCTGCGCGGCGTTGGTGCCGAGATATTCAGCGTTGACGGCTCATATCTGTCAATGAAAGCCGGACACGGGCAATGGTTCGATGGATCGAAATGGATACAACTCAGAGACAAGCGGACTCCAAACTGGGAGCTTGAAAAAGCGTCAGCGGTGAATGTGGCAAAACTGCTACGCGCCCAAACCGACAGTCAGCCCATGCTCGGGCTTTAGAAAAACAATTATCAGGAGCAAGCATGAACATAGCTCAAACAATTGGCTTATACCGCGAACAATCGGGTAAGACGTACAAGCAGTTAGCGGAGGAAACCGGATTATCTATTTCGTATCTGTCAGATATTGAACGTGGCAGATCGAAGCCGACCATTGAAACTCTGGCAAAGGTTGTGACGGCAATGGGGTTCAGTCTTGCAGAATTCTTCGGCGCTACTGAACTCATGCTATCAACGAGCGAGCTTAGGTTGATCGAGGCAGTGCGACTTAAGGACTATCCTACAGCGTTACGGTTAATCGCTCAGGACATGCAAATAAACGATTGAGAGGGATGAAATGAACAAGCATCTACACCACGAAACAAGCAAGGAAGAATTACAGGCCGAGATTGACCGCCTGCGAAGCAATCTCTACGCCGCGAATATGATGATCAAGTGGCAGCGCGATTACATCGAATATGCCGACAAGATCATCCATCAGGTCGCAATTCCGATCCCGTACACAATCTGGCTTGAACGGCAGCAGCGCGACGGGTCGTAGAAACCAACTCATTTCAACCCACATGGAAAGCGGGGATAAATCGGAATGCCGAGAGAACGAAAATACACAAGCAAGGCAGAAAAACAGAAAGCCTATCGTCAGCGTAAAGCTGAGGCATTACGTAACGCTGACGTGTTACGCAATAAGCCCGAATTGGTCAAGGTTGAACGTCCGCCAGTTCGATACTTCGGCGGCAAGTGGCGTTTAGCCGACTGGATTATGCAGCACTTCCCTGCGGAACATCGTTGCTATGTTGAGGCGTTCGCCGGAGGGGCTTCTGTTCTTTTGCAGAAGCCCCACACGAGCTTTGAAGTTCTCAATGACCTAGACGGTGATGTTATCAATTTCTTCGATATGCTGCGCTCCCGGACTGAGGAGCTAATCCGGGCGATCTGGCTTACACCATATTCGCGTGAGGAATGGCGACGAGCGCGCGATCAGCAGCCGGCCGCCGATCCAATTGAGCGTGCACGGCGGTTCTATGTGCGCTGCTGGCAATCGTTTGGTTCCGGGACAGGCATTATTTCTACTGGCTGGCGATTTCAAAAAGGCGCAAACGAAAGCGGGCGCGCCGATGCGGTCAAGTCTTGGAATAGCACCGAGCATCTATGGGCTGTCGCTGAGCGGTTAAAGCTCGTCCAGATTGAAAACGATGATGCACTCGTGGTGATGAAACGCTACGACGGACCCAAGACGCTGTTTTACCTTGATCCGCCTTATGTGCATTCGACGCGGTACGAGAGCAGCCACCGTAAGGGGTATCAGCACGAGATGGCTGATGCTGACCACCGGCACTTTGCTGAGACGGCGCGCCAGCTGCAGGGAATGGTCATTGTCAGCGGTTATCCGTGTGACCTGTATGACGAGCTATTCCATGACTGGCAGTGTGTCACAAAGGAGAGTGCCGATCTCAACGCCAATATGCAAACGGAGTGCCTATGGCTTTCTCCGAGTGTGTCCCGGATTGAGAACTTACCACTGTTTGCGTAGGTTGGTAGAAGGGGGATGATCTCAAGCGGTGGGGAAACCTGCCGCTTTTTGATTCTGCGCGTTAGGTGGGGCGGGGCGGGGTAGGCTACAGATCACGTGAGCAAGTGCATGATCGGTCGATTAATCGAAGGGATAGCAGATGTCAGATGTGAGCATTACGGCGGCCAATGTGATCGCAGGGGCGAATGCCAAGAAGCGGACAGGCCGGGCAGGCGCAACCATCACGGCGGGGCAGGTGGTCTATGAAGACAGCAGTGACAGCAGCGACTTCAAGCTGGCGGATGCGAACGCGAGCGCGGCGACGGCCAACCCGGTCGGCATTGCGCTGCATGGGGCATCCGACGGGCAGCCGCTGACCATCGTCACGGAAGACGACGACTTCACCCCCGGCGGCACGCTCAGCTTGAGCGCGGGCGCAGACAGCGGCGTGTACGTTCTCAGTGGGACGGCGGGCGGCATTGCGCCGATGGATGATCTGGCGGCGGCGATGTACCCGGTGATCATCGGTGTGGCGAAGAGCACCACGAAGATGAACCTCAAGATTGTGCGCGGCACGGCAGTGTTGACGGCGTAACGCTGGCGTGAGCAGAAAAGGGCGAGGCACGCCTCGCCCCTACGTAGGACAACCTCACCCCCGGCCCCTCTCCTAAAGGCGAGGGGAGAAAGACAAGGGCATGACGCAACCTGGTACGGGTACAAATAGGATCGGCGAGCTGACGCGGCAGCTGCTCGACCGCGGCTATGAGCAGGCCACGCGCCAGACGCTCAACGCGATTGGCGGAAGTCTGAGCAGCGGCGTGATCCAGCAGCGGCTGGCGGAACTGGAAGCCGAGGCGGCGCGTTTGGAAGCTGCCGGGCAGATGCTGCGCGCGGATAACCCGGTGCTGCGGGCGCTGGTCGCCGACCTCGACACGGAACTGGGGCGAATCGCTCAGCGGGTGGATGCGGCGGCGGCGGATGCTCAGCGGCGGGGGATTGAGGCCGCGGCGCGATTGACGCGCGAGCTGGCGATCCCCGGGGTGACGGACGAACAACTGCGGCTGATCGGCGTGCAGTGGAATGTCCCCGATCCCGAGGCGGTGGGGCGATTGGTCGGCTATGTGAATTCGAGCGCGTGGGCGGATGAGCTGGCGGCGTTCCCCGAGCGCGTGCTGGAAACGGTGCGCAATCAGGCGGTGCGGGGCATCGTCGAGGGGTGGAATCCGCTGACGACCGCGCGCATGATCCGGCAGATGGCGGAGGGCGTGCCAGCGCGGCAGGCTAACACGCTGATGCGGACGGTGCAGTTACAGGCGTATCGAGATGCGGCGGTGGTGCAGCGCGTGGCGAATCAGGACATTCTGACGGAGCAGATCCGCATCGCCGCGCTGGATGCCCGGACGTGCATGGCGTGCGTCGCCCTACACGGCACGCGGCTGGCGATTGATGAGCGAATCAACGATCACCACAATGGGCGGTGTACGTCGATCAGCGTGGTGCGGGGGCGTCCGCGCGAGGTGCAGACGGGCGAAGAATGGTTTGCCGGGCTGGGGGAAGAGCGGCAGCGCGCGCAGATGGGGGACAGCGCGTATGAGCTGTGGCGCGGCGGTCGGCTGGAATTGCGCGACTTTGTGCAGCCGTACACCGATCCCGTGTTCGGGGAGATGGTCAGGGAGGCGAGTGTCAAGGGGATGCTGGGGAGATGAGTAAGTCGATATGGCTATTTCGTGATCGTGTATCGCTGAGTGTTGGCTATTACCCTACGTGGAAACTGAAAGACGTGGGAGTTATCAGAGTTCGCACAAACGGATGGCGTATTGGCGATAGATGTTTAGGCATTGAGGCTAACGTGTGCAAAGTCTCACTTAGTGCAACATTCTGGTCTATGCCATTCCAACGACGAAACAGCGCGTAAAAGCAGAGTAGGGCAAAGGAAAGCGAGACGGGGAAACATGGAACTCACGAAATCAGCAATCAAGAAACAGATGCACATTGAGGCGGGCGAGGTCACGGAAGTGATCGACGTGAAGATGCAGATCCGCATTGAGGAAGGCGACAGCTATGAGGACATCCGCATGCTGCTGCAAAAGAAGCTGGAACGGCGATTCAATGAACTGTTCCGAGCCGAACTGGGGTTGATGCCTGCGCGCGTCAAAGAGGGCGAACGCTGGAAGCAGATCGGCTTGTTTGAAGAAGTGTAGAGATTATCCCAAATTTGGGTTGGCAGAATGTGCGTTATCTCCGCTGAGTGCGGACATGATCACCTTAGAGAATGTAATCACTTGGAGAGTCGGCTAGATGCCTGACCAGACAGAACAACAGCAGCAGCAACCGACCGGGCTAGACGCCGGGACGAGCGGCACGCCTCAACCGCAAACACAGGGGCGTATTGAAGACCTTCCGGCATGGGCACAAGACATCATCCGCAACACGCGCGAGGAAGCAGCGCAACGGCGCGTGGAACTCAAGCGGCTGATGGACGCTCAACAGCAGCGTCTTGCTGACCAAGGCAACTGGAAGGAACTGGCGGAACAACGGGCGCAAGAAGTCACCCAGATCGCCCCGTATAAGGAACGGGCCGAAGTTCTGGAGAAAATGATCCGTGAGTCGAATTCGTCACGGATCGCTAGTGTGCGGGAAGACATGCGCGCACTGATCCCCGTGGATTATCCGCCAGAAAAACTCGCTACATGGCTGGACGCTAACTTGGCGAGACTGACGATGCCCACGCCGCCGAATATCGACGCGGGGGCAGGGGCGAGCGCTGGAGGCAAGACGCCGATCGCGTTATCGCCGGAAGAGTTGGAGCTTGCCCGTATGGCCGGGATGAAACCCGACGAATACGCGGCGTACAAACTGAAAAAGGCGGCGCGCTAAAGGCCGCCACCAGTCCAGTCATGTAGGAGTAAGGAAAAATGCCAGACACTTCATTGGGATTCCGTTTCCGTTATCGTCTGAGCGGGCAACCGCCGACGATCCAGACGCTCACGATCAAGGATACTGAAACCTTGACCAAGGGCGATCTGGTCAATCTGGAATCGGGCGAGATCGACCTCGCCGCCACGAACGACACGGCGCTGGTCGGCGCAGTGCAGGAAACCAAGGCCGGGACGGACAGCACCACCACCTACAAAGTCATCACCGACTTTGACGCGGTGTATGGCGTGTACGACCCGAATGCGCGCGCGATTGGCGCGACGCTGGACATCGCAGGGACTACGGGCGCAATGACCGTAGCCACAAGCTCCAACGTGGATCTGATCGTCGTCGCCAATTCGACCGCGTCGGAAGAAACGCTCGTCATGATCGCGCACGGCGAACACTGGCAGCAGCCCTAAGCCGTAAGGCAACAGGCATAGACTAGGCAAAGGGAGAATCAAACATGCCAATCGTGACAGGTGCAGGATCGAACTGGGCGGATCTGCTCGACCCGACGGTGCAATACCGCGCGGATCAGGCGTTCATGCGGCGCGCGTCGCTCATCCCCACGTTGTTCAACGTGCAGACGAGCGCACGGACGCGCGAGCAGGTGAGCGGGGTGGGAGCGATCGGGATCGATGCGTGGAAGAATTACGAAAACAGCAAGAATGTGCCGGAAGTCGACTTCGATCAGGGATACAAGCAGACGTATACCCACAAGGAATACGCGGTCGACTTCGGCGTGGAGCGCAAAGACATCGCCGATAACAACTTCGTTGAGGTGTTCCGCGTGGTGGATCGCATCGGCGACAGCGCGTCGCTGTTCCGCGAAACGGAAGCGGCGAGCATCTTCAACAATGCGTTCACGGTGGCGAGTGGCGCCGACGGGACGTATCTGTGCAGCGACTCGCATCCGCTGAGCCCCCAGAAGACGGGCGTCACGCAGGATAACAACTTCGCGCTGGCGCTGACCAAGGCCAATGTGCGGACGGTGCGCGAGGCCATGATGGCGTTCACCGACGACAACGGCAACAAGATGGGGATCACCCCCAACATGCTGCTGGTGCCGCCGGCGCTGGAAGACGATGCCATTGAAATCGTCAACAGCACGCTGAACCCGGACAATGCGAACAACACCATCAACCCCCAGTTTGGCCGCTTTCAGGTGGTCACGTGGCATTACCTCACCGACTCCAACGCATGGTTCATGATCGACGCGGCCATGATGCGGATGAGCCTTGACTGGTTCAACCGTGAGCCGTTCAGCGTGGCGATGCGTGAAGGCGATGATCGTACGGTGAAGGCGTACTGGCGCGCGTATCAGCGCTTCAGCTACGGTTTCAGCGACTGGAAGTGGGTCGCAGGCAGCAATCCGAGCTAGTTTTCGGCAGGACACATGAGCGGGGGCCGGGCAGCGTCGGACTAACGTCGCCCGGCGGACCGCTCACCTAAGCGATAAGAGAAGAGGCATTCTATGGTCCTAACTAACTTTCCCAACGGCGTGGCGAGTTTTGGCCTGCCGGTCCTGCCGGGGATGCAACCGACGACGGGCAAGGTGCTGTTTGTGCACTACTCGACCGGGACGAACACGGATCGCGGTGGGCTGACGCCAGCGCAGCCGCTGAAGACGATTGATTACGCGATTGGCCTGTGCACGGCGAGCAAAGGCGACATGATCGTCGTGATGCCCGGCCACAGCGAAAGCATCAGCGGGGCGGGCGCGATCACGGCGGACGTGGCGGGCGTGTCGATTGTCGGGCTGGGGTGGGGCGGGCTGCGTCCGCTGATCACGCTGGCGTCGACGGCGACGACCATCGCCATCAGCGCGGCCAATGTGACGTTTCGTAATCTGCGCATCGCCGTGTCGGTCGACGCGGTGGTGAAGTGCTTCAACATCACGGCGGCAGGCGCGACGCTCGACGCGGTCGACTTTGTAGAGACGGCCAGTGTGGCGGCGATTCAGTTCGTGCTCACCAACGCTTCGGCGGATGACCTGCTGATCCAGAATTGCTCGTGGGTGCAGTCGCAGACGGCAGCCAGCGCGACGATGGCGTGGATCGGGCTGGTCGGCGCGGATCGCGCGAAGATCCGCAATAACTACGCCAACCTCAAGGGGTATGCCACGGGCAACCCGGCGAACGGCGTGATCGTCGGCGCGACGACTGCGTCGCTGGATGTGGAAATCGTCGGCAACCGCTTCGTGATCCTCAACAGCACGGGCAACATCCCCATCTCCTTGTACTCGGGGACGACGGGTTACGCGGGTTTCAATCACGTGCATTCGAGCAAGACGGCGCTGGCCGGGTCGATTGCGCTGGCGTCGGCGTATGGCGCGGAAAACTACGCGAGCAACACGGTCAACACGGCGGGTATTCTTGACCCGGTGGCGGATACCTAATCATGGCGAGCATGATCAGACTGGTCGAAGCGTCGGTCACGCCGACCGTTACCGCGGGGGCGTATTCTGCCAGCGACGTGGTGGGCGGGCGGCTGAGCTTCAGCGTGCAGGCGGCGAGCGGCGTGTATCTGCTCAAGAGCGTGCGGCTGGTCGACGATGGCAACGTGAAGGCGGCGGGCTCGCTGTATCTGTTCAACAGTGCGCCCACGTCGTTTGCCGATAATGCGGCATTCGAGCCAGTGATCGGCGACTTGAGCAAGGTCGTCGCCAGCGTCGCCATCGCCGCGGCAGACTACACCACGTTGAATGGCAACGCGCTGGGACTGGTCGACGACCGATCCGGCATCAAGGGCGGGAGCTTTACCGTGAGCGCGGGCGTGCTGTACGGCTATTTCGTGTGCAGCGGCACGCCGACGTATACCGCGGTGGGCGACCTGACGATCAGCATCGCACTGATGAGCGGGGGCTAACTGTGACGTTCACCTACACGCCGAGCAGCACGCCGAGCGACGCTACGCTGGTGCGCTTCCATACCGGGCAGACGGTCGAGGCTGAAAGCTTTCTCAGTGACGAGGAAATCAGCATGATCCTCGCGCAAGAGGGCACATGGCAAAAGGCCGTGATCGCCGGGATCAAGTTCATCATGGCGCGGCTGAGTCAGCCGAATTTCAAGGCGGACTGGCTGCAGGTCGATAACAAGGCCGCGCGGGATGGCTTTGAGAAGCTGCTGGCGGAGAAGCGGCACGAGCTCGGCGTGGCGGCGGTGACGGCTACGGTGGTCAATACGTATCGCGTGGATAGTTTGGCAACCGAAGAGCCGACGTATCAGCATACGTCGGACTAGGTTGATAGAAAGGGTCTTATGCCTGCCTCAAGCCAAGTCGTCGCCATGATGCAAAGAGTCGCCGGGACGTTTCTCACCCATACGTGTCTACTGGAACGTGAAGTGAGCACGCGCGGCGAATTTGGCGAACCGATCCATGCGTGGGAAGTCACGGCGAGCGATGTGCCGTGCCGACTGATCATGCTGGGGCAGCGCTACGGCGGCGGCGTGGCGGAGGCAGGCGCGGCGGAAACCATGAAGCGTGAGTATCGGCTGGTGGTGGGCGCGAGCGTGTCACTGGCGGTAGATATGCGCGTGACGGTCAATGGGGTGACGTATGACATCACCCGGATTGAGACGCAGCTGACCGATGAAGTGTTTCAGCAGGCCGTGTGCCAGGGGCGCGACTAGATGGCCGTGCAGATCAACAAGCGCAAGCTGGATCAGCTCATCCGCACCACGCCGGGCCGGGCAAACATGATGCTGCGCGGGATGGCGACGGAGATCGTCGGCGACATTGTGCTGAGCATGGGCACATCACCGCCGGGCGAGTCGTATCAGCGGGGCAGCGTGACGCATGTGGCGAGTCAAGAGGGCTATCCGCCGAATGTGGACACGGACGCGCTGCGCCCGTCAATCCGCTGGACAGAGGATACACCGCTGCGGCTGTTCGTGCATGACGGCGTGACCTATGGGAAGTGGCTCGAATTTGGGACGGATAACATGGGGCCGCGTCCATTCATTACGCCGGTGTTTGAGGTGTGGCGGCAGCGTAAATTCGCGGCGTATGCGCGAGATTTTGGAGTGTTCCGCTAATGGCTGAGGTGGCGCTGGCGGCTCTGTACCGCGCGGTCAAGGCACGGCTGACGGAAAACAGCGGCGAGCTGTGGGGCGCGAAAGTGTTCCCCGATCTTGCGCCGAGCGGCACGCAGAAGCCGTACGTGGTGTATGCGTGGATGGGCGGCGGCGAGATCAACGCGCGCGTGCAGCAGGACGCCGAGATTGTGCTACAGGTCAAGCTGGTGACGGACCAACTGGCGCAGGCGTTCGCCGGGGCAGGGCGCATCAGCACGCTGCTGAATGACGCGGACTACAGCAGCAGCGAGGCGCTAAACGGCGGCGCGGACTGGTACGTGCTCAATGTGAAGCAAGAGGGGATTGTACACATGTTGGAGACGGTCGACGGCGGGCAGATCTACCACGCCGGGCACCGCTTCCGATTCAGAATGGAGAGAGTGTAATGGCAACGTATGCGGATAACACCGTATTTCTGAAGTTTGACTCCACGGAAGTCGATGCTTATTTCGTCGACGTGACGCTGACCGCGTCGAATGCGACCGTCGACACGACGGCGGGGAGCGGCGTGGATTGGAACATGCGCGCGGCAGGGCTGAACGATGTGAGCATGTCGGTCACGCTGATGTATGACGCGGCGAACGTGCAGACGTACATCCAAAAGCTTGCGCCGGGGACGGTGCTGACGGTCGAGTATGGGCCGGAAGATGCGGCCAGCGGGAAACCGCGGCACGTGCAGAGCATGGTGGTCAGCAGCAACGATCACGGCGTGCGCGTGACGAAAGACGCCGTGCAGTTCAGCCTGACGTTAGATGGGGCGGATGCGCCGAGCGTCAATATGTTC